TACCAACCCAATCGTTATTTACAAGTTCACTAACTTCATCTTCTACACCATTGTAAAGCACCTTTTTAAATGTGCTTTTATTTTTAGTACTATCCCACCAAGCATGAACAAAAACCTCAAAATCAAATTTCATATTTTCTAAAATATTCTGCACACCTCTGTTTATATTTCTTGGTTGTCCAGATATACATAATGCTACTCTCATACATACCTCACTATATAATCACTACAAACTCCCGCACAACCTTTTATATCGATTGTTTGTAATTCTGGTAAAACACATATTGATTTCTCTGTAAGTGGTTGTGTTGGATAAGTCCAAATATATCCTTTAGATGTCAAAGTAACATTATCAGTTTGATGAAAAAAACAATGTGCTCCTAAATCTAATAATCTTTTTAGTGCTTCAATATTCTTAGCATGACACCATACTTCTTTCTTTTTAAAAAAATCAGTATTAACTCTATATTGAGGTCTATCGTGACCTGTCCACCACGCATCTGTGTACCAAACATCAATTTCCACATCAAATCCTCTGTCAATTGCTTCCTCACAATATTCTTGATTATTTTCTAAGTGTGGATTTAATCCATTCATGTTACCTCTATGTGATATTAAAATCATTAACGTACCTCTCTAAATCTTCAGGCGTTCCTAATCCCCACATCTTATCTATTGAGAACACCTTTATTTTTTTATCATCATCTATAGCTTCATTATAAACAGGACAAACATAAAACTCACCATTAGTTCTTATATCTTTATCTATCATTTGTTCTGCATATTTAACATAATCAGAACCCTTTCTCCAATAGTAGACACCTACTGTTGCTATATTAGATATAGGTTTCTTTTCAGCAACTTCTGTTACGAATCCATCCTCGCCTAATTTAGCAAAAGACCACTTCGGATGAGTAGCTTCAAATGAAACTATCCCACCATCAACATCGTCAGCAACCATAGAATACATAAACTCATTTGAATCCCATTCTAAAAATTGGTCTGAGTTTGCCATAACCATTGGTTCATCATTATCTATAAATTTCTTAGCTAGTAAAGTGGTACAAGCAGCACCTTCTGTTATACCATCTACTTGTACTATCTCACAATTATTATTCGTTATCAAATTTAGCAAATACTTCAAATTGTATTTTTCGTAATGACTCTTCTGAACTATAAATATATGTTTAGCATCTATGTTTAAGTTTTCAACTACAACCTGAATCATAGGTTTACCATTAACTTCAATTAGTGGTTTAGGAAATGTATAACCAGCTTGTTCAAATCTAGAACCAGCACCAGCCATCGGAATCAAAACATTCATATTACCACCCTGCCACTTCGGTTTAACTTCTTCATTTTTATTAGCCCTTTCTATAACTTTATTTATCTTATCGTAAGACACATCATTACTATCTTCTACTGCACACAAATAAGCACCACTACTCAGAGCTCCTTTTCTACCAATATGAGAATCCTCTACAATAACTGTTTGATTAGGATTAACTTCAGCTTTAATCATACATTTTAAATACATCTCTGAATTTGGTTTTGGATTCTTGACATCTTGATTAGAATACATAAAATCTATATACTCAAAGAATCCTTTTCTAATCAATTGCAGTTTAGCAGTCTCTCTTATTGAATTTGTAGCACAAGCCACCATATAACCATCAGATTTAAAACTTCTTACAATACTTCTAATTCTATCATCAGCAGAGAACCCATCTATGATTTCAATTGTCATTTTCTGTTTTAATTTCCATACAGTATTATGTAACTCTTCTGACAAACCTTTATTATGAGTTAGCATATTTAATTTTTTAGTGGTAGATAACCCATCATATGTAGATAGATGTTCATCTCTACTTATTACATATTTTTCATCAATCGAACCCAAAGCTTTATTTAAGGCATTATAATGTAATTCTCTAGCATCTACTAACACACCATCCAAATCAAATATAATTAATTTAATCATATCCTACTCTCCAAATAATAATCTTGTACATTAATGTGTCCTACATGTAATATAATCTCATTACCACAACCTATGTAACCACTACCAACTCCCCATTGTTGTGGCATTGAGTATGGGTGTATACCAGTATTCCAACTAGCTCTACTCATTTGTAATGGAGCTCTCTTAGGATTGGTTTCCATTAATCTACAGAACTCGCTCAACCAAGCCCTACCTCTATTGTCTTCTGTATTAAAACTACACCACCACAAATCGTAAGTTAACAGATTACCTTTACTTTCATCTTCATCTAAATGATAATCACCGTCATTATTTCTAGTATAAATACCATCAACCTTAACCATTTGTCTTTCATTGGTTGGAACACATACTCCAAACTTCTTTGTTATTGGTAAAATCGTTCTGACCTCATCTGAGACAAACATCAAATCAGAATCCACAGATACAGCAACATCAGCTGTAGATTCTAATAAACCCTTAGCCTCATAATAATCGCAACAATGCCAACCCCATCTATGATTAGACTTTGTAAATGGGCTTTCCTCTACATCAATTAACCTAACCTCTACATCAGAATAGTTCTTTCCTAACTCAGGTATATCAGTATAAAGTGTTAGTTTTGCTTCTGGAAAAAACTTCTTAACAGAAGAGTAAGTTGGGTCTAATCTAAACTCATCAGTAAAACTACCAGGCTGATTAGCAGTAGACCTAGTACCAAATTCTGAAAATACAAATTCTACATTCATTAAGTTCTCTCCTCAATTATTTTTGCTATGGTATTAGTAGTGCTGTAGTCATGATTTCTACTATTAAACATTATATCTATTTTTAAATCATCACCCGTAAATGGTTTATCTTTGTGGTCATCTCCTAGTATACGAACATCTATTCTATCACTATTGTAAAATAGATAATCATATAAACCTTCCTCGCCATCGTAAAGAAAAGCCTCATCCACAAACTTACAAGCTTCAACCATCAACAACCTTTCCTTTGGTGTCCATATAGGTTCATTCTTTTCTCTACCATCTGGCTGTTTAGTCTTAGTTCTATATTCATTGACTGCAACTATTAGATAATCACAATACCTCTTACATTCTTTTAACATCAATACATGACCTGGATGCATAATATCAAAATAGCCGCTCGTAAATCCTACTATCTTTCTCAAAGTAGTTCCTCGTATACTCTTTTCATCCAGTAAGTTCTATCTCTTCCCATATTACTTGGTGGTATAGCATTAAATTGGTATACCCAAGCTGAATTGTATAGGTTAGTTAAACTATCTTCCCAATAACAACTCTCGTGAAAATAAAATAGCTGCTTTCTAACCATATCCATCATACCAAATTGTCTTGGTAGTAAATTTAGTTCTAAACCAAATTCTTTTCTCATACAATTCATCAATGTTATGTCACTGCCAGTCAATAATATATCATATGAATCAATAATCTTTTGTTTGTTCTTCTCATAAAAATCAAATACTTTATTGAAAAAGTCTTTGTGTGTTTTATTGATAATAACAAAACCAGTTTGAAAGAACTCAAAAGATGGTATACAAAACTCTTTGTTCCAAAACATTTTAGAGTAACCATTTATAGCTCTGTTCATCCACTCAAAATCCCCATCAGTTAAAACACTTGTAAATTTACCATCTGTCATCTCAAAAAAGTTAGGACAATCAGGATGAACTACTGAATCAGCATCGACAACTAATACTTGGTCGTATTCTATTTCGTTGTGTTCTAATATATTTAGAACCTGCCATCTCTGCCAGGTTATTAACATTTCAGATTCAGGACAAATTAAGTCTGACATAACATATACTTCGTGACCATTCTTTTTAGCCCAAGCTTTCCAAGACTTTATTCCCCATTCATAACCTTGATGTCTGTTTGAATGACCAATACTTGATGCGCCAGTTAAATCTTTTTCTCTTTTGATATAAGGTATAAAAATTATATTCTTCATTTTTTTCCTGTATGTTTTTCTAAGTAGAAGTAAGAGTTGTCTCTACAATCACCATCCATATAATTAAATTTTAATTTGTTCTTCCAAGCACAATAATTAAAACTAAGTTGGTCTCTCTTACTACCATACTTAATTTCTGTCCACCAATCTTCCATAGTTTTTATACAATCTTGTTCATTGTGCTTTCTCAATATAACACCACCTGTTATTAACCCATTTTGTTTTGGGTATTCATCTTTTACATATCGTTGCATTTGATTTATTATTAGTTCTGGTTTATCTTTGAAATTCAACTCTCCCCTTTCAGGTGTAAGTTTCATATTTTTTTCAGCTAATTGTAAAATAGTGTTAGCCTCATCGTAAATACAATTTCTTTTATCATAATCTGGCTGCAAATTATGATTATGAAAAGCTATATTAGCATCACTTAAATATTTTTTTACCAACTCATCTACATTACCTTTGATAATGTAATTACCATCTATATAAATACTAATATCATATTCGCTAAAATATCTATGAGGAAGTATTTTATAACGCTTAGCATTTCTCATATTATCATCATACAAAGGTATACTGTTACTTTCACTAAAACATTTAAAATCCCAACCCTTTGGTAAATTTGGTTTTACTACATCATCATAATCACCAAATACAGATGTATAAACAATACATTTTGGCATATCAGACTGCTTTACCATTTAGATAAATTTCACCACGAACAAAATTATGAGCTATTGGAAATTGTCTTTGGACTGTATAGACTTTTGAATATCTAGAAACCAATTGAGTTGTTCCACATTGATTTCCAACATTGTACTTGGCTTTACATCTAATATAAAGTTGTATTCTAATTGGCATATGCCTCATATCTAAAGCCAGGTTTATGGAATTAAAAGAAGTTTTACTAATTGGCACCGATGACCAATAAAAATGCTTTAAAGATGGGTCTATGACATCTAACATCAAATTATCATTCTCATAGTCATACCTATCTGATAACAACAAACAACCGAATTTATCATCTGTATATTCTTTTATAATAGCATCACCTAATTTCTTTTCTTCTTCGCTAAAGTATAATTCAGGAGCAGAGTCTTTACATTCATCTTCTTCAAGTTGCCAAAACTTTAACATCTGTTCTAACATTGGGATATTTGGATTATCTTTGTTATAAACTCTGTAATGGTCGTGGAATATTTCTCCTTTAACGCTGTTTACAAAACCATCAACATATGGATTATTCTTAAAAACATTCACGCCGTTTTTAAATGGATTTTTCCAACTACTCCATTCGTCTCCAATATCTCCACATATTTTCTCTTGTAATTTTGCTGTAGGTACATAAACTTTACAATCAGGATATTTTTGTTTGAGTAATCTTGGCATAGCAGACACTACACCCCAATCTCCAATACCCAAACACATTCTCATAACTACAAATATTTTATTGCCAAGATATTCATCAGGTATCCGTAACCCTTCTGATTCTTCAAAACCCAAAACATCAACATCACCAGCTTTATATAACAAATTATCGACAATTCTAAAAAATACCATTGGTTCTATCATAGCTGCCTCACATTCATTTCTTTACTAAAATTCTTATTATAGAACATATTCTGTTTCTCTTGCTTTTCTATAGTTTTCGGATGATACAAACTCAATTCTTCTTGTGGTGGTAAATGAGCATATGTTTTACAACCTGTAATATATTCATGTAGTGGTCTAGTCCATCTTATAGATTCAGCCCTTCTGAATACACGAGCTTGATAATCAGGATAGTTTACCCAACCATTGTCTGTAACTCTCCAACCCCATCTTTGTATATGTTCTTCTTTCATATCTTCAATTGTATTCACTCTTGGTATCCAAATCAAATCAACTTCGTTTATCTTTAATATTTCTTTTAATTGTTTTACTAATATTTCGTTTGGATACTCATCAGCATCTATATGAAATACATAATCACCACTACTCTTTTCTATAACTGAATTTTTATGTTCTGCAAAATTACCATCAAGTTTTCTTTTGTAAACTATAGCTTTGTTTTCAGATAGATATTCGCCTAAAACAGCTTCTACCCTTTCGTCATCACCATCTACACAAACTACTATCTCATCTTCATCATCTATGTTCTTACTTAATACTTCTAATAACTTAATCAGTTCTTCAGCTTCATTGTGAACTGTAATGCCATAACTAATTTTCATTCTTTAACTCTTGTACAAATTGTGTTGGTAATCTTAAATCCTCTAATGTTACTGAACTCTTCCTAGCCTTATCGTAATTATAACTTCTGTAGATACCATATTTGTTTATTATAGTTCTCATCTTTTTGTAAAGTTGTTTAGCAGTACCATCCAATTGAACTCTGTATATCTTTTTCTTCTCATCTACTATTTCAGTTGTACCTGCTTGTTCTAATAAAGTCTTCATCTGTACAAGTGTTGGTTTATTAGATACCTCTAACTGAATACCATGAACTAAATACTGACTTGATTTGTTCTTAGCTCTGTTTCTTAACTTTGGGTCTAACACTAAAATAGTTCTACGAAGTTTTCTACCATCTCTATTTTCATAAACGAAAGATACTATATCACCAGGACTAACTTTATTCCAACTATATGGTAGCTTAGCCATTATCTTTTATAACTCCCATAGCTTGACAAGCATCCATAAATTCAAACTGACCAAACTTTTGTGCATTCTCAACATCCAATCTTTTCTCATGACCATCGTATTTTTCTCTATCCTCTTTAGGTATTTCTACCACCCCAGCATAATACCAATGCCAGTTACTGACAGTTCCTTCGGGATATATTATACCTTTTTCTCCCATATTAATCACAGATGGAAACCAAACGATATCTCGTTCCTTATCAAATATTTTTAAGTCGTTCATCAATTGACTATGACTCTTTGTATATTCTTCTAATTTTTCACTATCGAAAGCAAGATAAGAATTAGATGTCATACCACATTGAAAACAGATATAAGATTCAAAAGGCTTACCTTCTACTTCTGTTTTCTCTACAAAGCAATTACTATGTAAATCTTTACATAAGGGGCAATTTGTTTTTTCTTCCATTCTATACCTTCTTTAGTTTTGGTAACTTCATCTCAGTTGGTTTGGCACTAGATACTTTCTTTAACTTTGGCAACTTTAAGCTAACCGACTTTGGTTGTTCTTCAAATTTAGGTAGATGATTATCTAATATCCTACCAAATTCAGTAGTCATTTTGTCCATAGTAAAATTAACTCTATTGTGCATAGCCTGTCTTTTGGCTTTCATTGTATATTCTCTATTCTTTTTAAATACATCCATCATAATTTGTGAAGCGTATTGGTAGTTTGCGGTAAACCATTCAGCACCTTCAACGAATATTTCTTTCGGTAGAGCTGATGGGTGTACTTTAGTTAATGAGCCTGGCAAAAGAACTGAGTTATTCTTATTAAGAAAATCCTTATGTCCACTCCAATCAGGAGCAATAACTATCTTCTCTGATATACTAGCCTCTAATAAAGGACGACCGAAACCCTCACCATGCGTAAAACTAACATGCGCTTTTACTTTTGGATGATTATACATCTGATTCATCTCTTCATCAGTTAAATCTCCGTGTAGTAAATAAACAGGAGGAAGCTTGCCGCTTACAGTATCTTTAATATCTTTTATCTTCTGCTTTATTTCATTCCTATCTATAATAGAAAAGGTAGCACCACTTGTTTTCATAACTAACGCTGGTGGATTAGGTTTGTTCTTAAAAGTTTCTAAGAATGTCTTTAACAACATACCCGTATCTTTTCTATCCTCTCCTAAGTTACCTTGTAGCCAATGTCCAGTATAAAGAAATGCAAATCTTTCTTTAATTTTATCCATTTCAGCTTTAAGACTATCTGATATTTCTTTTGTCTTCTTATAAATATTTGTGTCAGCACCTTCAAATAAAACTTCTATTGGTGATGTTACTTTTAACTCACCAGTTTTCTGTTTTGTTTGTTCATTTATTTCCTCATAAGATACTCTTTCAAATATCCCCTTTACAAACTTCGAGGGTACAATGTTCATATTCATTTTGTTCATACCCTGAATCCACTCTACCTTTGGAGCAGTATTTTCAATACCAGCAGTAACTCCTATATTATACTTTCCTAATGAACTAAATTCATTTGGTACGCTGATGTGTAGATGAATGTCGGGTTGTCTTTCTAATTTATTATCAGTAATAATTCTATCGATTATTATCTTATCATTTGGCTTTTTATCATCAAGCGCATTCATTGGACAATTTCCCCAACGAAGTGAATTAATTTTTATATCAAACTTATCCATAGATATAAGACTTCTAACTAAATCTCTACTATGAGAACCATATCCACTTCTTGTGGCAACAGGTCCTGTAATTAACATTAATGGTTTCATATTTACCTCTTAGTTAAATGGGCTTTTTAAAAATTCAATAAATCCATCACGGACTTTTCTCATAAAAATATCCTCAGAACCTCTAAAGTTTCCTACTATATTTCTTCTACGATATGTTCTTTTAGTTTTATTTCTTGCTGGCATATTCTTCTCCTATACTTCGTGCATTGTAAATCGTTTACGTGGTGTCCACTTTTCAAATGCTGTATTCATATGACTTACAAAGTTGTTAGACATAGCAGTTGCTGACATCATAGCGTCATCACTCATAACAAATTCATGACCTAACCTACCACACTCTTCTCTTTTTTCTTTACCCATATCATACCATTCTTTGATGGCATCTGCAAAGTCATCTGAGCGAGGCCTGTCATCATAGATGTATGGTGTAGGTATTGAACCCTGCAAACTTCTATTAGACGGCCAAATCGGTTTACACCAATCACCCCAAGTCAAATCTTCATTGTCTTTCCATTTCTTATCATCGTGCAATGAATCAATCCAACTGTAGTCTTCGTAGGTTATGAACTTATCCTTATACTTAAACCCAACTTGGTCTTGTAATCCACCTGTAACAGTAACCGATATCGGTGTTCCACACATCAGAGCCTCACAAGTGGTTAAACCAAATCCTTCATTGGATGCCATATTAATTTGAACATCTGCTATATTGTACAGATAACATAATTGCTTATCGTCTAATTTTTTATGTGAAAATATAACATCATAGTTAGGACAAAGCTCTCTGACAACCTCTGGTAAATCTGTTCCATTTTCATCACGCGGCTGAGTGTGCATTATGAGAGCACACTTATCGGATTGTTCTTTTGGTAACATATCACAGAATTGTTTGTAAGCCATTATCACATCGCCTGGTAACTTTCTTCTGATGTTTCTATTGTTCCAAAATACTATAAATTCATAGTCTTTACCTTGAGTCACATTTCTTTTAAATTGTAATAAATCACCCCACTCTTTTGTGTTTAATGGTGTGACAGGATAAAAGTTTTTTTCATTTATACCATGTGGTACGTAAGTATTATCCCAATCTGTTCTTGGTTTTATCTGACAAACGTTATCTACTATATTAACTGTCTGTTTAGATATATTCATAATCAAATCACAAGACTCATAGAATGGTTCGTTCCATCTTGGATAAGGCAAGTCATCCCAAATATTATAATAGAATATTGGAGTAGTTTGTCTTAACTCGTGCTCCATCTGATATAACCATCCCCAAAATCTAGGGTCTGTATAGTGAAGTATAGCATCGACTCCATTTTCTAATTCAATAACCTGTTTGACTATACTAGAACTACCGTATCCGCTGACTGGATATATTTTAAGATAAGCATCTTCTATACCTGTATCCTTTCTTACAGATTCGTTCATGTCTACAATCTTACCTTCGTCAGGATGCTTTATAGCACCACCAACTTGTACCCAATCGTATTCTTTCAATGTTCCAAGTACAAATTCACGAGACATCGTACCCACACCGGATGACATTCTTAAATCATCCGATAATAATAAAATCTTTTTCTTAGCCATTTATAACCTCTTTATTATTTTCACCTTCATCAAAATATTTAATTAGAACATTCAACTTATCTTCATAGGAAGCAATGATATCCAATTCTTTTTCTATTGTTTCTACATGATCTGAATGTTCAGCCACACCTGTAGAATTTTCAAGATGGACATTTACATTTGCGATATGTTTATCTATGTGTCCTTTTAAATAACTCTTCAGAGCTTTTACTATTGTCAATCTCATAATCGACTCCCACTTGGTTTAAGATTTTCCCATTCGTTTATTTGATTTCTAAAGTCCTCATTATGAACATACAAGTCCATTGAGCGATTGATTAGTTTTTGTAATGTAAAGTTATCATCTAAATTACTTATTTTGAATTTTTTGTATAGATTGTCCAATAACTTCACGGATGTTAGTTTCAACATAACATTTCCTCCGTATATATGTATATAAGTATATAAGAACTAACTTATTATACAATATTTTTTTTCTTTTTTTATTGCTTGTTTTAAAGCGCTTTCTGTTCCTTTGGATGTGGTATTTTTAGGGATGAAAGCAGCCATCACGTCTGTGTATTCTGCTATCTCTTTGTTTCTATCATGATAATGCCATGCAGCATAAGGTCTACTATATTTAAAACTTTCAAGAACACAATGTTGATTGTAGGTATAATGAACAGGTGGGAACTCTGAATATTTTATATCGAACTCTAAAGCATACTTTTTAGCATATCCATCAGCACCTTCTTTTTGTCCACCACTTACTATCTCTAACTCTTCACCATACTTTTGCTTTAGTTTGAAGATGAACTCCTGTATACGCCTTTTGTTTGTATACCTTCTACTTCCTACTATAGCTACTCTCATAGTCATTCCTCTTTTGTTTCTTTGGTGGTTTTTCTGATAAGCAAAATACAGCACACTTATGAAACTCATTTAAACCTTCTACTATGTGTTCCTCACTACTATAAGTATATTGAAATCGAATCCTATCAGACATATTAACATCTTTTTTACTAATAATATCATACCATATAAAATCATTCTTTTTAAGTTCATCGCCAACTTTTATGGTTGTCTTAAAGTGTAATCTTGATTCATAGTCTACCAAGAATCTTTTTAAATCTTCTGATGATACAGAGCCTTTCTCGTACCACAAGGTTAGATAGTATGTTATAGAATCATTGTGAATTTCTTCTAATTTACTTATCACTTCTTCTTCATGAGATTTGTTTAAAAAATCAGATAGGTTTAGTCTTAAAGTTATTTTAACCATTACTTTACTCCTGCGTCACAAAATTCTGTTTGATTGAAATCACAATACCTGCAATTTTTCTTAGATGCCACTTTACTATAAGTATGTTCAGTATTGTATTCTCCATCTTTATCAAAGCATTCTTTCATAAACTCATTCAATCTGTTTGTTACTTGATTGATTGATGGTTTACCATTTGCTGGTATAAACTTCTGAACCCTCTTCTGAGGAAAGTCTAAGTTCTCATACAACTTTCGTTTCACAATAAAGTATTCAACCTCTATCTTATCTAACGGATGATTGAATTGTTTTGAGTAGAATTGTTTATACAATAACAATTGGTCACTCTTTAGTTTATCAGCCTTCTGCCATTTGTTCCAGCCCATAGTAGATGTTTTGATATCATATATCTTAATCACATCTCTAACTGTATCTCTTATAACTACATCCAAATAACCTATAAACTTAATACCATTAGGTAAGTCATAGTCAAGCGGAACTTCTATACCGATAAGTTCGTAACCTTTCTTACTGAAGTATTGAGCTCTCTTCTTTTTAAGGAAGTCTAATATCAATAGTCCGTGTTCATAAAACTCTACCATATCAGCTTGTGTACAGAACTCAACTCCACCATTCTTAGTCATAGCGTTTTCGTAGTTCTTCTTCATTCTGATTCTTAACATATCATCTAATGGGAGAGCCTCTGCCTGTTTAGCAGTATCATTATACATTACAGTTAAGAATGTTTGTATTACCTCATGCATCGATGTTCCAAAGAGAGTATGAATACTTTCTGTGAACTCTCTATTTCCTTCTATGTATGCAGTTTTCCATCTGAATGGACATTGAGCCCACATAGAATACTGACTATAACTTATTTTTTTCATTTTCCCCACTTACCATTCTTTACGATGGTGGCCATAATACCATAATTACTCACATCTAAGTAAGCATCTTCCATTGGTTCACCATCTACTGCGTTTTGTTTATTGCCCATCAATAGGGTTTTTAATCTTTGTATCTTATCATTCATCCTAAACCATAAACCTGTAAGAGATAGATGTATTTCCTCTTCAGTTTGTAACTGAGTTCCGACACTTATATTACCAGGACCGTAGTCATGCTGCTTATGTAGAAACAATTCGTATTGTTCCTTCTGTAATCTTCTAAACTCCTTAGTCATCTTCGGCCACTCCTTCTCCATCTGAGCTACAATGTTATCAGATTTTACTGGCGTAGGCTTTTGTGGTGCATAATCACCCATTACTGATTCTGTTACTGATTCGTATGTTGATGTTTCTTTTATATTACTCATATAGTCTCCCAATCTAACAACTAAATATACACAATTTTATGTATACAAGTCAAGCTTTTTTATTTGTCTTTTAATTTTTTTGTTTAGATAGTATGTATAAATATGCTTTGGTTTTGTCTTCTTCCAAAATATATTTTCATCACCAGCTTTATATCTACGATTTAGTTCCCTACCATAAGGCCTGTCCAGCTGATTTAAAGACCTACTATGCATCTCTTTACCATCCACCATTAGTATTCTACCACCCGATGTCTCACCTAAGTAATCAAAGTTACTAGCTTTATAGATTACGCCAGTATGTCCGTGGTGTTGGTCAGCAAATGAAACTATAACTTCCATATCTGTAGTTTGTTTCAATAACTTAAATGTTTTTCCTATGAAATAACTTTCTGTATTCTTAGGTGTATCATCAATGCAAACTAATCTTCTAAGTTCTAAACACTTATCAGGATTGATAGGATTATACTTAGCTGCTGTAGCTGGCATTGATGGATGAGCATACATCATAGCTCCAATCATCTTTGGTATCCCAAAGTTTCCTTCTCTATATAACCCATAGTGATATAAAGACTGAACACCATTTACATTGTGTGAGTAATGGTGCTTTTCTATGAAACTAACAAGTGACTTTCTAGATATTAACTCTACTGTAAAGTCCTTTACCGACATTATATAAATCCAAGCTTTCTAACTTCTTTTTCTTCAATACCATACTTAAATAACATATCAGCTAACTCTGACTGACCACCGGCAGATATTTCGTACATATCTACAGCATCACTAGCCTCTTTCATACTACATTGTAATTCTTTAACTACGATTTCGTAAAGCCATTTTGGATACTTCATCTTTTTGTCTCCTTTAATATATCTTAACCATTCTTTTCTTTTTGGTAAGATGCTTGTATAAAATTTATATAATTGTTTTGGTTCTAATGGATACTTCTGAATCTCATTTACCAAGTCAATCCAATCAGGCTTCATAGATAGAAACCTATTAACCATATAGTTAGACCAAGTCTTCTTATCTTCGTCTGAGATATCTTCCCAATAATTAGGATTTTGAACCGCTGTTATCTGACTTATGTGGTCGAACAGACTCTTCTTTTTTACCGAAGATTTTTTCCCACTTTTTGTTCCACTCATTCTGAGTTAT